ATCCATATGCCTACGCCGCGACAGACGAGACGTTCGACATAGCGCAGGCTGGGACAGCCACCATTTCACGGTCGCTGGGCAACGCCACCTCCCTGCCCGAGTATTCGCTGACGGGAGTCATCCCTTCCGGCACGGATTCATACATCACGATAACCACGAACGGCAGCGAGTTAAGGATTGTCGGCAAGCTGAACAGTGGCGAAACGCTGGTCATTGACTCCGCCCTTATGACGGCGAAGGTGGTAGACACGAACGGGGATACCCTGCGAAACGGTCTGCCACTGCTATCTGAGCTTAATTTCCCATCTTTGAACGTGGGTGAAAATACGGTCACGGTCGCTGTCACAGGCGCGTCCGTGACATTTACGGAACTGGAAATATCGGCGAGGAGCCGCTGGAGGTGATTCTTTATGGCTTTGAAAAATACGATGAATACGCAGGACGCCTTCACCGGGCAGGTGCCGTCCTCATGGGGAGCGGACGGCCTTTGGCGTTTCAATGAAACCGAACCAGACGAGAATACCTGCTCGGCGGATTCCTCCGGGAACGGACGTGACGCATACATCAACAGGTGGAGCGGCACGACAGCCGATTTCAAAAACGGGCATCTCGGTCATTACTTCCAGATGAACATCAACAATCCGTCCTCGGAGCAGACCTATCTGCGCGTTACGAATGACGGCACGATGTTTTCCGACATCGGTGAGCGGATCGTGGTCGGCGGCTGGTTCAAGCCGACCACCTATTCTATCGGCAACACGTACACGCCACTTTTATCCACGAGAGCAGGTACGGGAAATCCGATCTTTTACCTGTCGCTCATCCGAGGCAAGCCGAGAATCATGCTCTACAATTCCTCCGGCTCTTTGATCCTTGATACCTCGGTCACTCCGTCCTTTTCGTTTACCAACGGCAGCTGGTACTTCATCGCGGCGGTGATCGAGCCGGATAATCAGAAAGCGTGGTATGTGGTCGGCGACAGAAGCTCCGGCACGGTGTGGACCTCCTCCGCCCTTACGATAAACGGAACGCTCAACCGTTCCTGCCAGGCTGACCTTGTATGGGGAATGCTGAACACTTCCTACTGGTACGCGGGCGGCTTTGACGACTGGTTCCTGAACTGTGACACGGATATCACAACGGACGACATTGCCGAATGGTTTCTGAAATTCCTCTCCGCAAACGGCGCAGATTCGGAGGCGGACGTGGACGGTCTTGCTGCAGAGGATGTCGTTACGTTGAAGGCAGATAGTTCCGTTTATCCCGCAAGCGGGGTGCTGACCACAGCTGCTACGGAATGCGGGATAAGCGGCACGGGCAGAGTCTCCGTCACAGCGGATACTTCTCCGGGCGTGACTTCCATTTCGCTGATAGAAACATCGACATCCGATGATTTATCAACTTGGACGGATTGGATCGCTCTCGGCACGGGCGGCGCATTGCAGTCTCCGTCAAAGAAATACATCAAATACAGGGTAACTCTTGCCACCACGAACACGGCGCGGACTCCCGTGCTGACGGCGATAAACCTGTATGACAATCCGAAACCGCTTTATTCACAGCTTGGATATGCCCGTCCTGTTATCCTTGACGGCAGCGGAAACGCCGAGGCTGTTCTTGATAATGCCTACGACATTATTGTCACGAGCGAGATCAACGGCATCGACACCCTGGAGTTCAAGCTGCCGTTCAAGGACGGAAAGCGCGGGTATGTCGCAAACGAAAAGCAAGTGCGCATCGTGTCCGATACCTACCGTATCCGCACGGTGACGGACGATAAGGATGAGAACGGCAAGGCGGTCACATCGGTTTACGCGGAGGCGGCTTTCTATGACCTGTCGTTCTCTGCCAAGAAAGAAGAAACAACCTTCACGGCTGACACGGCGAATGTGCCGATGGCTTATGCTCTGCAGGGTACGGAGTGGGAGGTCGGAACGGTAAGCGTCAGTACCAAAAGAACGTGGACGTCCACGGAGGACAACGCGCTTTCCATCCTCCGCCATGTGCAGAACATCCACGGCGGCGATCTGATTTTTGATAACGCGAACAAGGTGGTGAGCCTGCTGACATTCTCCGGCACGGACTCCGGGGCGTTGTTCTGCTACAGGAAGAACATGAAGTCCATCCAGAGGGTGATCGACACCACGAGTCTAATCACAAGGCTCTACGCTGTCGGTGCGGACGGGATGACCTTTGCGGGTATCAATGATGGCAAGCCGTATGTGGAGGACTTCACCTATACGAACGAGGTGCGCATTAAGACGCTCGACTGCTCCAATTTCACGAACCCTTATCAGATGCTGGAGTTTGCCAATATGCGCCTTGCGGATTACTCCGCGCCGAGAATCTCCTATGTGCTGAATGCGATGGATCTGACCGTTCTCACGGGCTATGAGCATGAGGCATGGAACCTTGGAGACACGGTCATGGTGGTCGATGAGGACTTGGATCTGTCCATCAAGACGAGGATCGTCCGCCGGGAGTATAACCTGCAGGAGCCCTGGAACACGGTGCTGGAGCTTTCAACCACGCTGCGGGAGCTTGGCGATTCCACAGCGCAGTGGGATGCCGCCGCCGACATCCTTGAGGGCGCCAACTATATCGACAACCAGCAGCTTCAGAATTTCGTGCCGTTCAACCACCTGAAAAATTCCCGTGGCGATGATAACTTTGCCTATTGGACGAATTCCGGCTTTTCGGTGGATGGGGATAACGGCGTGACAGGCACGGCATCCTTCAAATGCGATGGCGCGTACAACACCACCAAGTATATGGAGCAGACCGTCACTCCTTCCAACCGTGACAGCTATACCTTCTCGGCGCAGATCGCCACGGAAAATCTGACGCTTGGCTCTGCCGGACAGGTCGGCGTGGAGATCGTGATCGAGTATGAGGACGGCAGCACGGAAACGAGGACGATAGACCTTATATCTTCGTCAGATACGGAGGTGTGACGCTATGGCAAGTTTTACTCATGTGCAGGGCACGGTAAACCCGCAGTACGGAAGAGTTGCAAAGATTACCGTGAGAGTCTATGTGAACGACTGCACGGGAACGGTATATATCACGGATATGCTCTTACAGGACGGCTCCCTTGCCTCCGGCTGGGCGGGTCATGTGAGCGAGATCGAGTGGACACAGGACGGTGATTGAATGGCTGATTTTGAACGCTTTGTAGAGGTGATTTCCAAAAAAGAGGATAAGCGCGTGGTAAACGTTACCGTCAGGCCGTTCGTCACTGACTGCGAGGGCGCGGTCCGGTTTACCGACCTTATGCTGCAGGAGGGTGATATGCTGTCGGGCTACACTCCCCATACGGAGATCTGCCTGAAGGAATCGGAGAACGATCCCGTGTGGTTCAACGGCATCGTCCGCTCGGAAGAGACGGTGATCCTCTTAAACCTCGGGGGCACATCGGCGGGGCTGGACATCCACCTCTATCCGAAACAGGACATGGAGGGCGGCTCCGTTACTCTTGCCCAGGGAGTCGGTGGCCAGAAAGCGATCTTCCCGAACGCAATGTATGCCGGGGATGATGTAGCTCTTTTGGCATCTACGAGGGAATGCACAAGGAACGGTGTGAAAGAAACGAAGGTCGGATTCTTCCAGTACAGCGCAGCGTGGGATTCCAAGCACATCGTGTCCCTGCCGCAGGGGAAATCCGCGCAGCTTTTGTATTCGATGCAGGAAATGGACGATGGAGGCGGTTTTTTGTGATGGTTAGATGAAACTTTGCTAAAAACTATTGACTTTCCGACCATAAAGATATATCATAACAGTGTTATCATAACGATGTTATGACGGAGGTGGAAAGGCATGGCTGTTAAAAATCACGAGATGGATACAATCCTTGCGGATGCCGCGATGAAGGAATTTTTGACATACGGATATAATGATGCATCTCTTCGAAGAATTGCTGATGCAGCCGGGACAACTACCGGCTCTGTATATATGCGCTACGAGAATAAGGACAAGCTCTTTTGCAGCCTTACAGACTGCATCGTGGAGGAAACAGAAAAAGCATTTGAAGAATTAAAGCCTTTATATATGTCCTGCGGTACTTTCGAAGATATGATAAAGGCAACTGAAACAGAATCTGATATGATTCTGCGCATTATATTTGAACATTATGATGCGGCAACTTTGTTACTGTGCAAAAGCGAGGGCAGTTCGGCTGTGACATTCTTCGAGGATTTAATCAGGCGCAAAATTCAAGAATCCGAGTCGTTTTTTGCTTATCTCCCTCGGTCGGAGGACTTGCTGCACGCACTCGATGTCCTTCTGACGGTGCAGTTTGATATGTACCGCCAGATACTGAAAAACGGTTATACCGAAACTCAGGCGCATAACTGTATGAAAATTATGATGAAGTTCATGAACGGCGGGTGGAACACTGTCATGCGGGACTTCCTCAAAGAAAAAGGAGAGATACATCAATGAAACAAAACGGATTTTACTGGACGCTTTTCGCTCCGATGATAAAGAGTAGTATCAAGGCTCGTTTTGGAAATGAAATGGCCGTCAAAGCCATTAAGAACGGCAAAAAACAATATCGCACTCTCGTGGAGGAGGCGCCTGACCTCGGCAAGGGCAATCCGATGGCGTCCAATGCGTATTTTGCCTATGTCTTTGTCGGCGCATGGCTCGGAACAGATAAAAAACTGACACCGGATGACATGGCGCTTGTAATGACAGATGTTCTGACGAAAGTCAAACCGTTCTTCGGGATGACCAACCTCAACAAAACACCGGATAAGTGGTATAAGGATATGAAGAAGTACGAAAAGTGGTACGATGCCGGAAACGGAAAGAAATATCCGACGACCTGGAAGGTCCACTTTGATGAGAGCCGACACCGTGACGGAAGTTTTTATTACTTCTCCGTCTGCCCTATATGCTCCTATCTGACCGGCAAAGGACTTGGCGAAATTATGAAGCCGCTTTGTGAAACGGATAAGGTCATGTTTGCATATCAGCACGGCAAGCTATACAGAGATTATACGATTGCTTCCGGCGGAGAAATGTGCGATTACTGGTCAGTTGGAGATAAATTGGAGAATCCACAGTAACAAGCAAATTGAGTTTATTTGAGCGTCTCTTCGGAGGCGCTTTTCTTATGGCAATCGGGAGGTGGTTACTTGGACAGGCTCAAAGGAAAAAGGATCATGGTCTGGACATTCATGGGCAATACCCGTATGTACCAGGCACTCCGCAAATATGGGGATCGTATCAGCCAGATCGGGCTGTTCTCCTTCAAGGTCAGAGCGACCGGGGAAATCCATGAAACAGGTGTGGCAATCTCCGATATGCTCACCTACATCAATATGTGGCCGCACATCAAGTGGCTGCTGACGATTTCCAATGACGGCTACAACAGCATCTTCGCTGCTCTTCGGGATAATACGAACGGTGCGCAGGATATGTTCCTTTCGGAGATCGTCCGCATCATGGAAGAATACCCGTGGTGTGACGGCATCGACATCGACCTCGAAAAAGGCGATGGCTATTCCACTCACGCGGCGTCCACGCAGATGTTCGCCAACATCTACAACACGGTCAAAAACTACGATCCCACTAAGCTGATAAACATCTGCCTGCCGGGTATGACGAGCGTCAACGGCTCGGTCGGCGGTGAGAACTGGTGCGTGTATGCCGACCTGAACGATTACTGCGATACCGCGTCCATCATGAGCTACGGCATGGCGTGGGCAGGCTCCGCGCCGGGACCGGTGTCTCCGCGCTCGTGGCTGGAGGGCATCTACGATTATGCCTCCGAGGTAATGGACACGGACAAGGTGTTCCTCGGAATGCCCGCCTACGGATGGAACTGGCAGATATACGACCTGCCGTCCAATATCGGCAAGTCCTATCGCGGCACTTCGCAGACCTACTATGCCGCGCAGAACTGGCTGAAGGGCGTGTATAACTTCACGGACGACCAGCCGCCGCAGCCCTTTATCCCGTTCGTGGGATACTGGGACGATAACAACAAAGTGCCGTGGGCGCTTCCTCATGTGTATGACTACATGGAGGGACGGGACGCCGACAGCTACGATTACCCGCAGATGTCAGGGACATATAACGGCAGGCATTATCTGACCGCTTACGGGAAACAGCAATCGACAGATTTCGACAATATCATCATCGACCATGACGGCGGAAACTACGCCAGCGCATCCGGCATCGTATCCATCGAGAACGGCATCGCCACGCTCGGTGATGAAGGCGCGGTCACCTATAACTTTACCGTCAGCACGGCGGGAACCTACGATGTGGCGGTGCGGCTCTGCTATCCCTTCTGGGACAAGAACGGCATCTATGTGTCGCTGGACGGAGCGACCACGCACTTTACGGAAAGCCGCCTGTGGTGGCCGTATTGGAGAAGCACCTTCTGGGCAACGCTGGCAAACGGCGTGAGCCTTTCCGCAGGGACGCATACGATCAGGATTTCTGTCGATGTCAAGGGCGTACAGTTCTACGGTTTCCGCGTCTGCGCATCCTTTTCCGAGGAGCCGTCCGCGGGAGAAGCAACCTATACATTCTCCCCGCGCCGGTTCAAGGATGTGGAGGGCAACATGGTCGGTCCCGACCGTGGTTTCCGTCTGACCTTGGAGATGCTCCGCAGAAAACCCGACTCGGCTCTCATTTGGTATGAGGATTTTCGGGACTATGGCGTTCTGGAGACGAATTACTGGAAAACGCTGTCCGGCTCC